AATTTATTTGGTGTATAATAAAATCCATTCAATTTATCAATTATTTTAAGTGAATCACTTATATTAGCTGTCTTTGTTTTCAGACGCTCATCAGAATAATATGATGTTATATTACCAAATACTGATAAACCACCTGTCCCATCAACTATTATACTATTTGCTGGTGCACTATTTGCTATTTTAAATTGCTGAACCCATGTGGCAGCTACATTATTAACACCAAAATTACCTATAACAAACTCAAAATTAGTATCGCTAATACCAATCTTAAATTGTCTACTAGTAGTACTTGCATCCCTTTTTCCAAGAACCAAAAATCCATCGCTACTTGCAACAGAAGCATTCCCAATACATAATGGACCAATCGGCGATATATTTCCTATACCTATATTGCCAGCGTCTGTTATTGTTAATCTTGATGTTGGTGTAGCCCCTGTATTAATAGCAAAACCACTTGTTCCCTTTGTTTGGAGCGTTAATGGTATATTAGCATCGGTTCCTTGTGTTATTATGGAATTACCAGAAATCAATAGTTCTGCTGTTGCTGCACCAACTTCAAGAGTTCCAATAACTGCTGAGTTTCCTGTTATAGTGGTTGCACCAGCGCTTAATGTACCAGGAATATTAACTGCTCCTGCGTTTGTTATTGTTAATCTTGATGTTGGTGTAGCTCCTGTATTAATAGCAAAACCACTTGTTCCCTTTGTTTGGAGCGTTAATGGTATATTAGCATCGGTTCCTTGTGTTATTATGGAATTACCAGAAATCAATAGTTCTGCTGTTGCCGCACCAACTTCAAGAGTTCCAACAACAACCGAATTGCCTGTTATAGTAGTCGCGCCAGCACTTAATGTTCCTCCAATAGTAATAGCTCCTGTATTATCTATTCTCATTCGTTCTGTTCCATATCCGGTTCCTCCGGTTGTTCCTGTATAAAACATGTGATTAAGTCCTGAAAAATACTCTACACCTGATGTTGCTATACCGAAACCATTATTTGCTGTTGTTGTAGGAGTATTCCCTCCATTATATAAAGCTATTTTATTACAAGCAAAATCAGCACCACTTCCTCTATATAAGTTATTAAAGACTAACTGATTTTCTACCCAAGTATTACCTTGAACTTGTAATTTATAAGAAGATTGAATTGTAATAGTTCCTATACCTACATTACCAGCATCCGTTATTGTTAATCTTGAAGTTGGTGTAGCACCTGTATTAATAGCAAAACTACTTGTTCCCTTTGTTTGAAGTGTTAATGGTATATTTGCATCAGTTCCTTGTGTTATTATGGAATTACCAGAAATCAATAGTTCTGCTGTTGCAGCACCAACTTCAAGAGTTCCAATAACTGCGGAGTTTCCTGTTATAGTGGTTGCTCCTGCACTTAATGTACCAGGTATATTAACAGCACCTGCGTTTGTTATTGTTAATCTTGAAGTTGGTGTAGCTCCTGTATTAATAGCAAAACTACTTGTTCCCTTTGTTTGAAGTGTTAACGGTATATTCGCATCAGTTCCTTGTGTTATTATGGAATTACCAGAAATCAATAGTTCTGCTGATGCAGCACCAACTTCAAGAGTTCCAACAACAGCAGAATTGCCTGTTATAGTAGTCGCACCAGCACTTAATGTTCCTCCAATAGTAACAGCTCCTGTACTATCAATTCTCAATCTTTCTGTACCATATGTAGTTCCTCCCTTAGTTTCTGTATAAAATATGTGCCCACTATTACTATAATATTCTAATGCTACTCTAACACCGAAACCATATACACCATTTGTATTTATAGTAGGTGTATTAACCCCACCATATAACATAATTTTATTACAAGCATAATCAGCACCTCCGCCAATATAAGAGTTATTAAAGACTAACTGATTTTCTACCCAAGTATTACCTTGAACTTGTAATTTATAAGAAGATTGAATTGTAACAGTTCCTATACCTACATTACCGACAGCATTAATTCTCAATCTTGGATTATCTCCACCTGTTCTAACTTCAAAACTGCTTCCAGCTATTGTAGGCCCTACATTTTCTTGGTCCCATATATATACACCAATTTGATCATTTGTAGGGGTACTATTTGCTGTTATTTTGATAACTCCTTCTACATGTAATTTCTGTCTCGGATTAGCAGTACCAATACCTACATTACCAGTACTGGCGATACGCATCCTTTCATCGCTCATTGAAACATTTGTAGTATCTGACGCATTATTACATAAGAATACAATAGCACCTGTATCCCATGGTCCAGTTCTACAATGACCTATCGCACACTTAGTTGCTGTTCCAGCACTACTTTCTTCTGTTGCTAAACCAATTAATGTCGCTGTTCCATTTCCAAGATCTGTTCTTGCTCCCGCTGATATTCTTAAAGGAAAGCAAGTAGCACCAGTTGTTCCTGTAGTTCCTTGGCAAACAAGAAGTTTATTATTAACAGTAGCAGTACCAATACCTACATTACCAGTACTAGTAATACGCATTTTTTCATCACTCATTGATACACTTGAACCATCCGCTGTATTATTACACAAAAATACTATTGATCCTCTATCGTGACTTTCTGTTCTACAATGTCCTATCGCACATTTATATACATTGAAATATTCATCATTTTGCGTTGCTAAACCAATCAATGTTGCTGTTCCATTACCAGTACTACTATATGCTCCCGCAGATATTTTTAGAGGGAAACAAGTTGCTCCTGTCCCCGATGTTCCTTGATGGACTATAAGTTTATTATTAATATTTGTAGCTATTCCTATTCCTACATTACCATTACTAGCGATACGCATCCTCTCAACTTGTGTTCCTCCATTTCCAGTTGTAAAGAACATATTCGCGGCACCTGTTGCTTCAATAGCAACTCCTATACGTGCCCTATCAGTATTGTCTGCGTTAGTAGTATTTGCATGACAAAACCCTAACCACCAATTATCATTTGCTACACCTGTCCCTCCTACTAATTTAAGCCCACCTGTTGCGTTAGCTGTATAAACACAAAGTTTACTATTTAAATTAGTTGCTGTCCCAACACCCACATTACCACTATTATAATATATATTTGTTGTTCCTACCCATTGACTTGAACCTGTAAAAGCAGTTCCACCAACAAATAATGATGAAGCATTTAGACTTCCTGAAACATTTAACTTATATGTAGCAGTATCTGTTGTACCTATTGATACATTACCACCACTACTAATTATCATTCTATTATCAACATTGCCTGTAACAAATCTTATCTCTTGTGAAGTACCAGACCTATATATTTGAGTGGTCATATCATCACCAAAATCTATTACAGCTCCACTACCACCAATTCTTAATGCTTGTTGAACATGTAATTGTCTTTGAGGATTAGCTGTTCCAATACCTACATTACCTTCTGGTCTCAAACTTAATAAATTCCTTGTTGCTATTCCTGTGTTCAAATTAAAATCTCTCGCAATAAAATCTAATGTATTACCTCTACTTGGTATACTTATAGATGTAGCATAAATACCAAAATCGGAAATATTCCTAAAATCTAATAAACTTGTAGCAGTAACACTATTATCAGGAGTTGTTAAATCTAATCTCGCGCGAGGATTAGTAGTTCCAATACCTACATTGCCGCCATTATAATATATCTTAGTAGAATCTCCTGTATTTATAGTCCATTTACTACCAGATATAGCAGTACCACCAACAAGAATACTTGTAGCATTTAAAGTACCATTAACATCACAAGCATAAGTAGCATGAGGTACTTTCCCAATCCCTACACGTCCTGTTAGTGTACTTGTACCATCGCAAGTTAGAGTTCCTGCGATTGTTGTACTTGCTAATCCATGTCCCATATCCCTACCAATTCTAAAATTACCATTATTTGTATATCGCATAAATGAATGAATTGAATTACCACTATCATGTATTGCTATTTCAGTATTATTTAAACATTCCATCAACAAACCAGCAGTATTTGAATTCCAACTTGCTATTCCTCCTCCATAATCTTGTGTTGTATTTCCTATTGTTAATGCTCCTGCTGATAAATAATTATTAGTAATACCTTCTCCTACTGTTTGTATCCCAACAGCACCATTACTAGCAATTCTCATTCGTTCTGTTGTAGAAGATGTTGTATAAAATCTATGAACGCCCGTTGAACGT